CCACCGGGGAGACCTTGGTGGGCGTTGTCGTTTCTGGGCTGGGCGTTCGCCTGTCTGCCCAGCGCTGGAGACTCCCCCATGAAACTGCTCATCACCCGTCCGGTGGTCATCACCGGCGACGGCGGCACGCGCTCGTTCGTCCCGGGCCTGACGGTCGAGGTCGACGCAGCCACCGCCGAACAGATCCTGGATCGCAAGGCAGGCATCGCTGCCGAGCCTGTTGCAAACACCGAAGCGCCAGCCACTCCTCGCCGCCGGAAGTCCGCCGATGCTGAAACTTGACGTCACCGCCGATGTGGCCAAGGCGACCGAGTACCTCTCGGATCTGGCCCAGCAGCACGTCCCGAATGCCGCCGCCAAGGCGTTGACCCGCACGGCGTTCGATGCCCGTGATGCGGTGCGTGACGGTCTGCCCAAGCGCTTCAACCTGCGCCGGCCGTGGATAAGCCAGGGCATAGGCGTGACGCCGGCCAAGCCGCGCACGCTGATGGCCGAGGTCTGGTCGCGCGACCGCTTCATGGCGCTGCAGGAAACCGGTGGCACCAAGAGCGGCAAGCTGGCGATTCCGGTCGGGCCGATGGCGCAGATCGCCCAGACCCGCGTCATCCCCAAGAGCCAGTGGCCGGGCCGACTCTTGGCAAAGAAGAACGTGTTCTACCGCGCCGGTGCCGTGTTCGAGCGCCGTGACGAGAAACGCATCTTGGCCTTGTACCTGCTGCGCCGCCAGCAGAAGGTCGAGCCGCGCTTTGGCATGGCCGACACCGTGCGAAGCGTGGCTCTGCGGGAGTACCAACGGCAGATGGAGCGGGCGCTGCGCGAGGAACTCACCCGTGCGACCTGACACATCTGACGGGTCCTCCCGGGCCATCTGAAACGCGGGGGCCGCGCGCAGCGCGACGCTTGCCTAGCGTCAGGGCAAAAAACAGGTTGCCAGTTGCCACCCAGGTTTCCACCCGTTTCCACGCCGAGGTGATCCACCCCTGACGATTGATTGACCCGAGCGGCCCGGAGGAATGCGATGGGACTGTCCGTCCGGGCCTATGCCCAACACCGTGGCGTGAGCCACACCGCTGTGGCCAAGGCCATCAAGGCCGGGCGCATCAGCAAAGAAGCTGACGGCACCATTGACCCGGCCAAGGGCGATGCCCAGTGGGCGCGCAACACGCTGCCGTCGCAGAACCTGAACATCGGTGCCACGAAACCAGCGGCCAAGGTGGAAACCCCGCCGGTTTCCACCCGGGTTTCCATCCCGGTTTCCACGGCACCGGTTTCCACGGCACCGGTTTCCACCCCGGTTTCCACCCCGCCGTTGGAAACCCGGGCTGCCGCACCTGACTACCAGACCAGCCGCGCCATCCGCGAGGCCTATGCCGCGCGCCTGGCGAAGCTCGAATTCGAAGAACGCACGGGCAAGCTGATCAATGCCGACGAGGTGAAGGTCAAGTACTTCAACCTCGCGCGGCTGCTGCGTGACCGCATCCAGCAGATTCCCCGCAAGGTCGCCCCGCAGATCGTGGCGGCCGTGGTCGCGCAGCCCGACCAACGCGTGGTGGAAGACCTGCTGATGGAGGCGATCCGCGAAGCCCTGGAGGAACTTTCGCGATGACTATCTCCCCTGCCATGGCCAGCCGTATCGAGATGTGGCCACTGGATCGGCTCAAGCCCTACCAGAGAAATGCCCGTACTCACTCCGATGCCCAGGTGGCACAGATCGCCGCCAGCATCGTCGAGTTTGGCTTTACCGCGCCGATCTTGGTGTCGGAAGACGGCGGCATTCTCGCTGGTCATGGTCGCTTGGCCGCCGCCAGAAAGCTCGATCTGGACGCCGTGCCCGTGGTGGTGCTCGACCACCTGACGCCCACTCAGCGCCGCGCCTATATCCTGGCGGACAACAAACTGGCGCTGCAGGCCGGGTGGGATGAGGAGTTACTGGCATCCGAGCTGGCCGATCTGTCCGAGGCCGGTTTCGACCTGGCGCTGGCCGGCTTTAGCGACGACGAGCTGGCCGAACTGCTGGCCGACGACGACGCAGACGACGGCACGCCCGGGGCAGAGACAAGCGAAGAGCCCACGCCAGACGCCGACGACATCACGGTGCCGCGCATCGTCATCAGCCGCCCGGGCGACATCTGGCGGCTGGGTGAGCATCGCCTCATGTGCGCAGACTCGGCTGATGCCGCCGCCATCGAGCGCTTGATGGCGGGCGAGCGTGCGGCGCTGCTCTTTACCAGCCCGCCCTATGCCAACCAGCGCAACTACACCACGGGCGGCATTGCGGACTGGGATGCGCTCATGCAAGGCGTCTTTGCCGCGGCCATGCCGATCATGCGCGCCGACGGCCAGATGCTGGTCAACCTGGGCCTGGTGCATCGCGACGGTGAATGGCAGCCCTACTGGGACGGCTGGATCGAGTGGATGCGCGCGCAAGGCTGGCGGCGCTTTGGCTGGTACGTGTGGGATCAGGGCGTGACGGTGCCGGGGGATTGGGTAGGACGCCTGGCTCCGCGCCACGAGTTCATCTTCCACTTCAACCGCGAAGCCCGCAAACCCAACAAGATCGTGCCGTGCAAGTGGGCCGGGCACGAGACGCACCTGCGCGCCGACGGATCGTCCACCGCGATGCGCGGCAAGGACGGCACGGTCGGCGAATGGTGCCACGCCGGACAGCCCACGCAGGACTTCCGCATCCCGGACTCGGTCATCACCGTCACCCGCCAGCGTGGGCCGATCGACAAAGAGCGCGAGATCGACCACCCGGCGGTCTTTCCCATCGGCTTGCCGCAGTTCGTGATGGAGGCTTACACCGACGCGGGCGACGTCGTCTTCGAGCCCTTCGGCGGCTCCGGCACCACGATCCTCGCAGGTGAAGCCTGCGGCCGGCGGGTGATGGCTTCGGAGCTTGCGCCAGAGTATGTCGACGTGGCCGTGATCCGCTGGCTGAAGAACCACCCGCACAGCACACCGGTGTTGGATAGCACCGGCCAGACCTGGGACGAGGTCAAGGCTGAACGGGAGCCCGAGGGCGTGACCGCAACCTATGCCGACGCCAAGAAACGCCTGTCGGACGTCTTTAACGACCGTATGGCCAAGATGGAGAACCCGCTTTATCAACCCTGGGGTCGCAACAGGAAATGAACTGGATCGCAGACAAGATCGAGCACTGGCCCATCGAGCGCCTGTTGCCCTATATCCGAAATCCACGCACCCACTCCGAGGCCCAAGTCGCCCAGATCGCGGCGAGCATCGCCGAGTTCGGCTTCACTGCGCCAATCCTGGCCGGGTCGGACGGCGTGATCGTGGCCGGTCATGGGCGCTTGGCGGCGGCGCGCAAGCTGGGGTTGGCTAGCGTGCCGGTGGTGGTGCTGGACCACCTCACGCCCACCCAGCGCCGCGCGCTCGTCATCGCCGACAACCGGATTGCCGAGAACGCCGGCTGGGATGAAGAACTGTTGCGCGTTGAGCTTGAGTCGCTGCGCGAGGACGGCTTCGATCTGGACCTGCTCGGCTTCGATGACGCAGCGCTTACCGACCTGCTGGCCGATGAGGAACCACAGATCGAGGGCCGGACGGAGGACGACGCCGCGCCCGACGTGCCCGAGGAACCCGTCTCCCGGCCGGGCGACGTCTGGCGACTCGGGCCGCACCGCCTGGTCTGCGGGGACGCGACCACCGCCGAGGCCTATGCGCGCCTGTTCCCGGACGGCGAGCGGGCGGACATGGTCTTCACCGATCCGCCCTACAACGTGAACTACGCCAACAGCGCGAAGGACAAGCTGCGCGGCAAACACCGCCCCATCCTCAACGATGCGCTGGGCGAAGGCTTCTACGATTTCCTCTTTGATGCGCTGGCGCTGATCATGGCGCACACCCGAGGCGCGATCTACGTCGCCATGTCCTCCAGCGAACTGGACACGCTGCAAGCGGCCTTCCGCGCCGCCGGCGGGCACTGGTCTACGTTCATCATCTGGGCGAAGAACACCTTCACGCTGGGCCGCGCCGACTACCAGCGCCAGTACGAGCCGATCCTCTACGGCTGGCCCGAAGGCGCGACGCGCCACTGGTGCGGCGACCGCGACCA